AAGCCGGATAAGGAACTTAGAAACGATGGGCTATGAGCCTAATTTTGAGAAGATAGAAACCAATAAGTTTGAGATATGTACTTATTTAATGTTAGGAATCTTATTATGCAAAGACTTGCTTTGGGAGAATTGAACAAGCGATACAAAGTAAAGAATATTATCAAAGTGTTAGTGAATGAATTTGATATGAGTAATACAGAGATAGAGTGTTTAAGGATTACTCAGAACTTTCTGACAAAGTATGCTGTTGAGAGATACATAGAGGAAGGATGTATCGAAGTGGTGTATAGCAAACGGGAATTGAAGCATATAGTGATAGACGAGGAATGGATACGGACAGAGCCGTGGGAAGGATTTTTACCCAGGTATGTTTGTTTTGATTGTGATGAAGAGATAGCATTTGCTTGTGTATTAAAGTATATGAATAGCATAAGGGCTGAGATTACTGATATTAAGATGGGTTTAAAGGATATGGTGAATCAATTATGCAGGAACGAAGTACGGTACAAACAGGTTCAATAAACTATAACAAGATAAAGGATAAGGCTTTTAATAAAGTAAGGGTAGATACGCTTATCAGAGGAGTACAGAAAGGCATGAGTTTATCTGATGCTTGTGATTTAGCTCAACTGGATAAGCGTAAAGTGTTAGATTGGATGGCTGAATATGATGACTTTGGAATATTGATGAAATGGGCCCAAGCAGTGTATAAGGAAACGTTATATGAGGCTATTAACGATAAGATGATGAAGAACTCTAACACAGCTATTAAGATGCTGACAGAACTTAAAAAAGCGGAGAGAGAGGGTGAGGATGATGGAAGCAACACGAATGATGAGTTGTTCGATGTCCTCAACAGTTTAGACTAATGATAAGTGATAAGAAACTTGCTATAACCAGGATTATCAAACAGACCAAGAATGACCCCGTGAAGTTTGTTCAGAGTATGTTTGGAATAGAACCTACATTTCAACAAAAGGAAGTCATGGATTCTGTTGCTAAACACAGAAATACGGCCGTAAAAGCGGGGCATGGGGTCGGAAAATCGGCCTTAGCTTCGTGGTTAATTTATTGGTATCTCTTTACCAGGCCTTTAGCGAGAATACCTGTAACAGCGCCCACCATGCACCAGTTGAAAGATATTCTTTGGGCTGAATTAGGCAAGTGGCGGTTTAAATCTCCTTTGATTTCTTCTTTAACGGAATTTACAGACACCAGGGTGTGTATGAAGGGGAGTTCTTATAAAAAGACTTGGTTTGCTGTGCCTATATCAGCCAGAAAATCAGAGAATTTACAAGGGTTTCATGCGGACCATTTGTTTTTTATAGCTGATGAGGCCTCTGGTATTCCAAATGAAAACTTTGAAGTTATTGAAGGTGCTTTAACGGGTAAGGGAAACAAGATGTTGATTCAAGGGAACCCTACTCAACCAGACGGATACTTTTATGATGCGTTCAACAAGAACGCTGATTTGTTTAACTGTATTACTCTTTCTTCAATGGATTCACCGATTGTTGAAAAGGATTACGCTGAACGAATAGCCAAGAAATATGGTAAGGATAGTAGTGTATATCGGTATCGTGTATTAGGTTTGTTTCCTTTGGTGGGTACAGGGAATACGGTTATACCTGCTCATTGGATAGAGAACTCGTTTGATACACCCGGAAGTTTAGGGGAAGGGAAAAGAAGAATTGCGGTTGACGTAGCAAGGTATGGAGACGATGAAACGGTTATTGTGATTAGAAAGGGTTATACCGTTGAGGCTATTTATAGATTATCTTCTATGGATGAAGTGCAGATAGCGAATGAAATAATTAGAATGTCTTATATCTATACACCGAATGAAATAGCGATTGAAACAGCAGGTGTTGGTAATGGTGTGTTTGATATAGTGAAGCACAAACGATTAAGGGCTAAGATGCTTCAGTTTGTACCTCAGTTGTTGCCAAATGATAAGGCTACTTATGAAAACGCAATAACGGAAGCTTGGTTTAATTTAAGGTTCTTGTTTCAACCAACGGCTAACCGTCAATGTGTTTTAAGCATGACGAGAGATGATGACGTATTAGAACAGTTGACTTCCAGGCGATATGAAGTAAGGCCTGATGGTAGAATCAAGCTTGAGGACAAGGCTAAGCATAAGAAACGTAATGACGGAGCCTCGCCGGATATAGGAGATGCTTTAGCGATAGCGTTCTATGAGGGTAGGTTTAGAGCTGCCAGTGCAGCTACAATAGAACGTAAAATTATTACAGGAAGTGAAAGTGAATGGGAAAAGATAAGAGGAATATAATGAAACAAGTAATCCCACCCACAAATAGTTATTATAGCATTATAGGTAGATACAGTAACATGGATACTATTTTGGCTTATGAAGGTTCAGATGAGGTTGATTATAGTGTATTGAAGAAAATGTATGGTGATTCAGATATAGAGAGGTTTGTATTCATGAAAGCTTCTCTATGTGCTTCAATGATACAAGGTTTTGAACATCCGAATAAAGAAATAGAAGAATTTGTATGGAAAGTTTTAATGGGTGCGGAAGGAAGTTTTTACTTGACAGTGGCTGATGCCTTAGCGGATTGCACTGTATATGGGCATCACTTTAGTGAAGTTGTATGGAAAAAGCTTGATGATGGTAGATATGGTGTTAAGAGGTATGTTTATATAGAACCAGAGGACAGAACGGTTTTATTGGATGGTAAGAATGATATTAAGCTTATTAGACACCCCAACGGCGATATTAAAAAGAACAAGCTGTTATACCTTAACTTTAGACCTAACAGAGGTTTATGGGGTAGAAGCGAAATAGCTACTTTGTATCCTTATTTCTTGCTTCAGAGAACCAGTTTATATAACTATGGGAAAACACTTGAAAGGTTTGGTTTCCCGTGGGCGATTGGAAAAACATCTGACACAGATACTATGATAGACACGTTGAAGAATATGTATAACATAGCTTCAGCAGCCATAGCGATAGATGAAGAGATTGATTTAGTGGAGCCTCAGAGTAAAGGTGAAGTGTTTGACTATGCGTTAGATATAGCTTTAAGGGCTTATCTTAGGAAGTTAGGAATACCTGAGTTGATGGTGAATGTTAAGAATAGCGGTACTTATAACTTAGGAGAGGTTCAGTTTAGTTGGTTTATTGATGAGAACGAGGACAACACAAAGAACAAGAGTGATGAGTTAGTTAGTAGTTTTGTTAAACCGATTATAGATATGAACTTCGGAGAACAAGAGGATTATGGTAAGTTTGTTATTTTGAAGAGTCCTAACTCTGAAAGTATGAAACAATATGCTTCTATCTTGCAGATATTAACACAAGGTAATAGTATAAATGACAACATTAGGTTGAAAGTATTTGAGCATATGGGTATGCTTGAAAAAGATATAGGAAACCAATTTGAAAAGATTATGAAAGGAGGTGCGGAGAATGGAAGTAATTCAACTGATGGCAACGAAAGTACCTCAAAGAACAAATAATGAGATTGAAGTATGCGTACTTCCTGAAGGTAAGTTTTCAGAGAAAGACTGGTTCGGGGATGAAAGGCTCGTGGGTTATACCAAAAAAGATATAGCCGAGATGGTAAATAATTTTGGAAAAGGATTGCCTCATTACTCACCTTTTCTGAATATAGGACATACAAACGAAAAACTCACCGAGGTGAAAGCTGTTTACCAGGTATCAGATGATTCAGACAAGCAAAATGGATTATGGGCTGTTATGGAAGTAGACGAGGATATTTATAAAACAGCTAAGAAATATGGGTATGTAAGCGGAGAAGTATACGATGACTATTTAGATGCTGATGGTGAGTCTCACGGAAAGGTATTTGCAGGATTAGCTCTCACAAACAGGCCAAGGCATAAAAGAATACAAAAGAATAAATTTGAAGAATTGATTGACAAGATGCGGAATGTTTTTAGTCTTGTAGAGGATTATCCAGAAAATAAACCTGAAGGATGGGAGGAAGATATGACAAATAAGGAATTTGAAGAAAAAATTGAAGCTCAAAAGAAAGAATTTGAGACTCAGCTTTCGGAGAAACAAAAAGAACTTGAAAATCTTCAAACTGAACTATACACTGGTAAAGTAAACATCTGGAAAGCTGAGAAAGCGAAGGAAGGTTATACACCTGCCAATATCAATAAGTTTGCCGAGAAGCTTACAAACAGTGTGATTTCTTTTGAAGTGGCAAATGAGTTTATAGCCATGACTGAAAAAGTTGAGGAAGAACAGATAGTGGGTAGTGCTAAGTTTACTGAAGATGAAAAGAAAGAATCCCTTGAGGACATGGGAAGAAATGATGCCAAGAAGATGGCGGAAGGAGAATTTTAATGCCAAGTTATTACCCAAAGAATTTAAACAGGTATGCGTGGTTTGATAAGCAAGATATTATCACAGAAGCCGTTACAGAAGATGTTACAGAAGGCACCTTGGTCGCAAGGGATTTAGATAATAGCGGTGTTATTGTGAAATATGATGCTGACGAAACGGTTGGGGATGATGTATCAGGTGCTAACGAAAAGCCTCTTGGTGTAGTCGTTTATGATGACTATGATTCAGGGGATGTAGCTAACATCGTAACCAAAGGTACTTTTGGAGATATATTTGCACACATCAAAGACCACATTGATACATTTGATTGTGATGATGACGGAGGTCCTGAAGGCGGGAAGAAGGTAAGTTTTACCCTTTCCCATGTGCCTATGGACTCAAATGCCGTAGTTACAAGTCCTTTGAAAGTTGAAACAAGCATAGATGCGGGTACAACTTATACGGAGGTTGATTCAAGTAAATACACAGTTACTACAACAAGTGGAACGACAACAGTTACTTTTGCATCAGCAGATGATGTACCAGATGAAGATGGAGCAAACGATAAGGTAAGAGTTACTTATGATGCTAAAGTAAACGATGCGGATAAGATTAGGTTTGAGAGCGACATTCTAATTAGACCTATCACTGAAATTAAGAGGGAGGCGTAAGTATGGCTAATACAGTTCTTACACCACAAGGGTGGTCTTATTGGACTGGAATGGCTAAGGAAACAAGACCTGATACTGATTTTTTAACTAATGCTTTGGTTGGTGGTATCAAACTTGGTTCAAAGAAAGTAAAGGCCAGTCCTATTGAAGATATAAAGTATGACTTTTATAGAAGCCCTCAACAGTTGGCTCCTTTAAGAGGTTTCCATGATGAAAACGTTAAGATTTCTATTGATGGATTGAGAGAACAGAGAACAGCCAGTATCCCATCCATACCAATGGAAGAAGATGTGGACATCAGAGAAGTATATGATATGGTTCCTGCACCTATGGAGGATTTGAGAGCATCTGTAGATAAGCTGAATCCTCAGATTAAAGCCAGAATCAGAGATAAACTGTCTATGATGGAGGATATGAAGTCAAGAAGGATTGAGGCGTTATTGGCTGATATTATCACTGACGGTAAGATTTCCTATGATGATGGTACTTATTCCTATGACCATGACTTTGAATTGGAATCAAGTTTCTTCATTGACTCAATCGCTAAGAAATGGAGTGCTTCAGACTGTACTCCGCTTGAGGATTTAAGAAGTTGGAGAAAGACCTATGCGAAGTATACAGGCAAGAAACCTTCTCTCATCCTTTGTGGTGAAAACGTTGCTGATGCACTGGTTTATAGTGATGTTTTGAAAGACAAGTTGGATAACTATAAAGTGGCTGAATGGGGTAAGATGAATCCCAAGTTTAACGAAGGGGAACTTTCAGAAAGAGTTATTTCAATCCTTGGTGTTGGTGAAATTTATTCCTACTTTGGACAGTATGACGCTTCTGACGGAACCAGAACTAACTATTTAGACAAAGACAGAATTTATCTTGTAAGTCCTGATAGCTTCCAATTGTACTATGGTTCAATCTATTCAACATTGTTTAAGGGTAACCAGATTAGACAGATGGATACATTCACATATGTTGATGAGAAACCTAACCATAAAGGTTATAAGATTTACTTTGAATCCAAACCGCTTCCTGTTGTGACTAACCCTTATGCGGTCATGAGTATAAAGGTATTATAAGGAAAAATTTCTATTCTCAGCCTCCCCTTTTGGGGAGGTTTATTTTTAGGTAGGTGTAAAACATGGCATATGCTTCAATCGCTGAATTAAAAGCCAGAACTGATGTAAATATATTAAGGCAGCTATCAGATGATAACGAATATGGTATTACGGTAGAGAATATTCTTGAATCAGCTTTAAATTCAGGGACAGATTTTGCAGACAATGTAGTACCAAGCCATTTGAATGATTCTACCCTATTGAAAGAAATATGCCTGTTAAAAGCACAGGAGATACTTTATAGGCGTAAGGGTTATTTAGATGCTGCTTCGAGTAATGCCACAGCTATACAATCCCTTTTAAGCCAGGCTGAAGAGAAACATATTCAAGCTGCACATCCCGTATTGGATAGTACCGTTAAGAGTCATACGACTACTAATATAGATGAAGGCAAATGGGAGAGTTGGTTTAGGGAGGAACTATGAAGTCTAACGCACAAGTCTACGGAGAAATGATTTCAGAGTTTCGATTAGCAGAAATGCTTTATATGGCTTTAGAACCTTTATTACAGGACTGTCAAAGACAATGGGAACAAGAAATAAAAGCTAATTTTGATTCCCACGGAGGCAGAGTTGGGGGTTGGAACCCGCTTGCCGAATCAACGATAAAGCTTAGACAATCGTTAGGTTATCCTCCTACGCCTATAATGGAAATGAGAGGGGTTTTAAGAAAAGGATACCAAGTTACAAGTGTGAAGGGTGGTTATTCTGTTGGAATGAACTTAACGTGGGGTTCAAATGAAGCGGATGGTATGTTTAGTAGAAACTCAGGAGGCGGTTCTTTAAACACTTGGGATGGCAAAGATTTAGCTGCCTTACAACATAATGGCGGAATTGGATTTAATCCTATAACAAAAGAAGGGTTTAATGTACCTGCGAGGCCTTTGTATAACAAAACCAATTTAGAGAGTATCTTTGAAAAAACGGTTGAAGATTCACTTGAAGATGTAGTCACTGTGGTTTCTATGCGGCTATTGGGAGGAAAATAATGAGTTATTCATTAGAAGAAATATATCCGGTTGTATTCAAAGGATACATAGACTTGATAAAAGATGCGTTTGATGTGAAGTTTTACCCTCAGCAAGTGAATGTATTAGATAGTAATATAGAAGTTCCTTGTATTTATATTAGTGGCATTAGGATGCCGAATGAAGGCTTCTGTGGGGGTATAAACAACATGGAAGTAGTATTTAGCATGGGAATAGCCACAAGGAAGTCTAACGTGCAATCAGTAGATGCTTCGGTGGAGTTATTAGGGTATTACGGGAAGTTCTTGGATGAGTTTGATACACAAGAACATACGTTTACATTAAACGATGGAACAATAACACTACAGGGTGATATTATAGATTCAAGCCCACGGATGATAATGCAGGATGACGGGGCTTATGGAATAAAATTACTAACCTTTGATTACTCGTACGAAGTAGTATTATAAGGTTGACAGGAGGATAATATGCCAGTATATACAAGTGGTAGAGTATACACAAGAAACTATACAGGGTCCAGAATAAGACATTTAAGTGGGTATGTAAGGCCTGGCGATACAAAGTTTGATATGCTTGATGTTAGTGGGATTTTGGTTATGAGCGGAGAAACCCCAGAAACACTTAATAGCGTTATAACATTCCCAACATCAGCACCTACATCAATTCCTTTCTATACATCTGTTTCTGCTAATGCTTCTAAAGGTGGCAGGATAAACTTTAGTTATACAAAGATGTATGCTGAGGCTGCTGCTGCTATGCCAACAGGAACAGCAGGAGCTACTTCCATTGCTGAATTTTGCGACGATGGAGAATGGAGCGGGAATATCAATATTAGTTATGAAGGACCCGCTTGTGATGAGGTAAGGGTTACTGGGGCTACCGGAAGCATAACAACAACGGCTCATAGTGGAACTGCCATAGGTGACGTGACAAACGAATTTGAAACGATGATAGGTACAGCTTCTGGTTGGCTTTCTACGGATGAGGCTGAATCTGGTACAGAATATGACCCAGTGGAAG